TGATCGCAATGGGCTTTGACCCAGACGTAGTGCTGGACTTGGATAGCTTTGAAAGCGGCTCTGATATGACAGAGGCCGAGATGTATGAGCGCCGTGGCTACGACATGGACACCTCAGACGAGGACATTGAAGACCCATCCATGCGCAATGTCGCCGTGACTGAAGCGTATATGCGCATTGACGTTGACGGCACTGGCATACCAGTTTTGCACAAATTAATCTGTGGCGGCACGTCATACGAATTGCTGGACTTTGAGCCATGCGATGAGTTGCCGTTTGCCAAGTTCGAGGTCGATCCAGAGCCACACGCGTTCTATGGCCGCTCACTGGCCGAGATTGTTATGGACGACCAAGATGCAGCCACATCTGTGCTGCGCTCTATTCTTGACAACGTGGCGATGACGAACAACCCTCGCCTTGGCATTGTCGAAGGTGCGGTTAATATTGACGACGTTCTTAACAACGAGATCGGCGCAATTGTGCGTATGCGCGCGCCCGGCTCAGTCCAAGAATTGTCCGTTCCATTTACTGCCGGGCAGACACTTGGCGCTCTGACATACCTAGACGGCCTCGTAGAGAGCAAGACAGGCGTTTCTAGGGCGTCAATGGGCCTAGACCCTGATGCAATGCAGTCAACTACAAAGGCCGCTGTGCAGGCTACTGTGCAGGCCGCAGCTGGTCAGGTTGAAGTTATGGTTCGCAACCTTGCCGATGGTATGCGTGATCTATTTGGCATCATGCTGCGCTTGATGAGCAAGAATGTTGACGAAGAGCAAATGATGCGGATGAACGGCATGTTTGTGCCTATTGATCCTCGCGTTTGGAACCAGTCAATGGATGTTGCGATTAACGTGGGCTTAGGCACTGGCCGTGAGGAAGAGAAGGCAATGGCTCTCAACCAAGCCCTCCAGATGCAAACAATGGTCTATCAAAACTATGGCCCGATGAATGGTCTGGTGAGCCTGACCAACATTCGCAACACGCTGGCCGACCAGCTGGCGGTGTCTGGCATACGCAATGCTGACCGTTACTTTGCGCCGATCACGCCAGAGATTGAAATGCAGATGCTGCAAATGCAGCAGCAGGCACAGGCCCAGCAAGGTCAGGCGGCTGATCCAAACGCTGCGTTCTTGCAGGCTGAGCAAATGAAAGCTCAAACCAAGGCTCAGACCGACATGGCCAAGCTGCAACTTGAAATGCAAAAGGCAGCGGCCAACGACGATCTAAAGCGGGATCAGATGGCGCAAGACTTGCTGGTAAACGCTGCAAAGATTTATGGCGAGTACGGCACGTCGGTTGACGTAGCCCGCATCCAAGCTGAGCAAGACAAGGCCCGCATGATTGGCGGCATAGCTCAAGGGATGCCGCAGCAATGACAACAGAAATACGCATAGAGGCCGACGAGGCCCGCCGTTTGAAAAACGACACTGCATTTAAGCAGTTTATGCAGAGTGTGCGCGAAAACCAAATGCAGGTTTTTGCGAGCAGTGGGGCAGCTGACGTGGCTGCCCGTGAAGAGGCGCACGCGATAATCCGTGCGCTTAACCAGATCGAAGTGACCCTTGACGCTGCACTTGCAGCAGAGACGCTTTTGGATCGCAAACAAAGGACGTAGCACCGATGGAATCGACTACCCTAGAAGACGCAGTAGATAGCCTACTCGCACCCTCAGAGGAGACTTCTGAGGACAATAATTTTGACGCAGCTGTGGACGCAATGATTGAGCCTGATGACGATCAGTCTGAAGAAGTTGAGGTTGCAGACGAAGAGCAAGATGACGTTGAGGCATCCAGCGAAGAATATGATGATGTCGAAATTGACGACGAAGACCTAGTAGAGGCACAAGCTGAAGACACCAATCTCATCCCCGTCAAAGTTGACGGAAAAGAAGAGATGTGGACACTGGATCAGTTAAAGCAATCTGCTGCGGGACAAGCGGCAATTAATAAACGGTTCCAAGAAGCCGCTGAAGCGCGCAAGCAAATTCAGCAGCAGGCAGCCGTATTGCAACAGCAGCAGCAACAAATTTTGCAGCTGCACCAGCAAGCACAAAACGGTGGACTGCAAGCCCCAACCCCGCCAACACGCGAGTTGTTTGAAAGTGACCCAATCGGGTACATGGAAGAAAAGCTCAAGTATGACGAGAGCAAGGCACAGTACGACCAAAACTTATTCCAAATGCAACAAGTGCAGCAGCAACAAGCTCAGCGGCAGACGCAGGCGCACCAGTCGTATCTGCAAGAGCAGGCTGAAATCTTGAAGCAACACATCCCAGAGATGGCTGACCCAGAAAAGGGTGAGCGATTGAAGGGTGAGCTGGTTAATGTTGGCATGGAATATGGCTTTACGGCAGACGAAATGGCTGCCGTGTCAGATGCACGTTATGTGCGAGCGTTGAATGACGCCCGTAAATACCGCGCACTGGTAGCCAAGCGCAAATCAACACAGGCCAAAGGTGAGAAAGCCCGGCCAGTGGTGAAAGCTGGTGCGAAAAAGCGGCAAGACGGAAGTGTTGCAACTCGTAAAAAAGCGCAGTCGCGCTTGCAGAAAACTGGCTCAATCGACGACGCATTGAGCTTGATCTTAAATCAGTAAGTCTTTGAAAGGACACACTAATGGCACAGCCAACCAACACATTTGATACCTATGATTCCGTGGGTATCCGTGAAGACCTCAGCGATGTTATCCACAATATTTCGCCAGAGGAAACACCCTTTTACAGCAAGTCTGCTAAAAAGGCCGCACGCAACACTTTCGTAGAGTGGCAAACAGACAGCCTCCGCGCTTCTGCCGCCAATGCTCACATCGAGGGTGACGCAACCACTGCCGAGGCTCGCACAGCGACAACTCGTTTGGGCAACTACACGCAAATCTTCAAAAACGCCGTTGTCGTATCCGACTCCGACGATAATGTCGATAACGCAGGTCGCGCAAAAGAGATTGCATATCAAACACTTAAAATTGCCAAAGAGCAAAAATTGGACATCGAAAAAGCACTTTTCGACAACAATGCTCGCGCAGCTGGTTCTTCTTCAGTTGCCCGTGAGCTTGCAGGCGCACCAGCTTGGTTGACAACAAACACCGTAGCTGGTTCCGGCGGTGCAGACCCAACCGGGGACGGTACAGACGCTCGTACAGACGGCACACAAGCTGCTTTCTCACAAGCCAACTTTGACACTGTTATGCAGTCAATCTGGGTTGCTGGTGGTAAGCCTGACACAGTGTATCTGTCTGCATTCCAAATGAATGTAGCTCTGGGCTTCACAGGTAACAACAACCAGCGTTCCAGCGTACAAGCTGGCGACGAGCGCGTTGTTAAATCCTTGGCTGTGTACGTCACACCTTGGGGTACTGTAGAGTTTATGCCATCCCGCGAAAACCGTTCGCGCGACGTGTTCATCATGCAAGATAACATGTGGGAAGTTGCTTCCCTGCGTGGCACGAAGAACGTGGCATTGGCAAAAACTGGCGACAACACTACTCGCCAAGTTGTGACAGAACTTACACTCTGCGCCAAAAATGAAGCTGCAAACGGCATCATCGCCGACTGTACAACTTCATAATCTAAAAAATGGGGGCGGGAGACTGCCCCCATTTTCACTTTAAACGGAGACTAAAATGACAAAAGCCACAGTAACCGTTGCAAATGTTTTTACATCTGCTGGCAAGTTTTTCAAAGGCGACGTGATCGACCTTCCCGCTGACGAAATCAAAGCAATAAACGAAATTCGCTCTGGTGCGCTTGAGGCTGAAAAGCCAGTGGCCAAAGCCAAAGCGCCAGCAAAGAGAAAGCGCGCTCGCAACGAGAACGGCACTCTTCGCGCCGACAATCCGTCAACCATCCACATTAACGAGGCTTGGGTAAATGATTAATACATCAACCAAGATTTCGGAAAATATCTCGTTTGATAACGATGACAACATGGTTATCAAGCGGACCTTTGACGCATCACACATGCTTAAGGACGCTGCACAGGCCCGTGAGGTGACGAAGAACAGCTTTGCCTCCGACTACAAGCACGTTGGCAATGTTGACCTAGCCCTGCTCAATGTGTGGCTAAAGGAGGCTGGGGTGGCTTGGACCGATACACAAGCGGTCAAAGATGTGTTAAAACGTAAGCTAATGAGCAGCGAATTTAGCGCCCTTCGGGTCTGGGAAGGCAGTTACTAAAATGGAAATGGACGCGATCTTGAATATACTTTTTGGCGTTGTAATCGCTGGCATTGGCTGGTGGTTAAAGACGCAACGCGAAGAGCTAGATCGCCTCCGCATCTTGCTCAACCGTACCCGTGAGGAGATGGCTAAAGAGTATGTCACGAAGTCAGACAGCTCTGAAGTCTTGTCTCAGATTATGAACAAGTTTGACCGTCTTGAAGAAAAAATAGATCGACTGATGGAGAGATAGATGCTTTGCGCGCTGGTCTTTGTAGGTTTCGGACACGCATGGGTGCAGGGCGCAGGCAATGTTTTGGTGAAGTCTTGCTATTATGAGTGCGGCCAGAAAAAGGTAGCGAAGGGCCAGTGGTATGATCGCAAGTATAGCGTGCCGCCGCACTATGTTTGCCCAGTGAGGTTTGCAGAAGCATGATTGAAGTTTTAGCCCTCGCAAGTGCGGTTAGCACAGTCGCAGGCGGGATTAGCTCTGCGGTACAAGCTGGCAAGGATGTTGGTTCTGTGCTGCCGCAGTTTGGCAAGCTGGCCAAGCTGGAAGCCGACATCCACCTCGCAGAGAAAGGCCGACACAAAGGCCCGCTGGGTCGCCTGACTTCCACCGAGGAAGAGGGCTTCGCAATTGCAAACGCGAAGATGAAGCACAAAGAAGCTATGGATACGCTCCGCAGCCATTGTCGCTTGTATGGACCACCGGGCATGTGGGAGACAGTGCAACGCGAAATGGGCGCAGCCAGAGCAAGGCAGAAGAAAGCTCTGGAGGAGCAGGCCGCAAAGCGTGACCGCATCTTTTACTTCATTACGATTGCAGTTGCCTGCACCGTGTTTGCCGTAGGAAGCGGCGGTTTGCTCTGGGTTGCAGCGTTGCTTGCGGATGAGGTGAGATAATGTGGGTCTTGATTTGGTTTCAGCTTTCTACAAGCGTCATTCACTTCGAGGTTGGCCAGTATAGCTCTGAAAAGGACTGCACGGATGAGCTGCGTCGGGCTTCTGTTCTGGTGACGAAAAACAATGAATATTTGCAGTGCTTGAAGATTACGAAAGGTAAATAGAATGGCACACACGATACTTGATGACTGGAAAGTTCTGCCGCGCTTGATGATGCTGGCGGTCACTGTGCTGACCTATCAGGCGGTGCATTGGTTTATGAGCCTAGATGATCCCAGCGTTGCTCAGTCAGGGCTTGTGAGCGTCTGTATGGGGGCGCTCACAGGCTGTTTTGGCATCTGGATGGGTAAGGAGTCCAAAACGAGCGTAACCAGCACTGGTTCAAGCTCAAAAGTAGAATATGAGGTGGGACAATGATCGGTCAGATAATAGGATCACTCGGCGGCCTAGCTGCCAGCTACATTGACGGCAAGACTGCCGTGAAGAAAGCTGAAGCCGAGACCAAGATGAAAATCGCCACTGGCGAGATCAGCTGGGAGCAAGCTGCTATAGAGGCCAGCAATAATTCGTGGAAAGATGAGGCGTGGACCGTGGCATTCATAGCCATCGTTCTTGGCAGCTTCATACCGGGCATACAGCCCTATATGGCGCAGGGTTTCGCAAATCTTGACGCTGCGCCTCAGTGGTTTCAGTGGGCGATGTATGCAAGCATTGCGGCGAGCTTTGGTATCCGCACGGTAAAGGGGCTGAAAAAATAATGGAAAACGTCAAACTACCTCTGGCCCTTGTGGCTGCAATGGCCGTTCAATTGGCCGCTGGTGTTTGGTGGGTCAGCCAGCAGGCTGCAACTATTGCCAGCCTAGAAGAGACTGTAGGTCAAATAGGCTCTCGCATGGCCATTGAGGACAATATCAACCTCAAGCGTGATGTCGAAGACAATGCAATGGAAATCGAATATGCTTTCGTTGAGATTGAGGAGATTTGGGACGAATTAGCTAACTTAGCTAATTCAATTGGTCAGGTCACGCAGTTGCAGCAACGAGTGGCTCTGATTGAGAACGATCTTAAATACATAAGCCGTGACCACAACGGTATCATGGATATGAAAGGTGGGATAGATTAATGGCGACACCAGCGAAAGGCAAAGCCCGCGTCAAGGTCACGGCGTCCGGCAAGAAGGTCAGCTACGGTCAGGCGGGTAAGGCGAAGGGTGGCGGGCCACGGGTCAAGCCCGGAACGTCGAAGGGCGACGCATATTGCGCACGCTCTGCCGCGCAGAAGAAAAAGTTTCCCAAGGCTGCGGCTGATCCAAACAGCCCGCTAAATCTTTCACGCAAGCGCTGGAAGTGCAGCGGCACTAAATCGAAGAGGACTTGATGATATGGCAAAGCTCACACCTGCACAAAAGGCTAAGGCCAAAGCAATGTCTGCTAAAAGGGGCGTTAAGTATCCAAACGCTTGGAGCAACATTGCCGTGGCCAAGGGCCAAAAGCCCAAGAAAAAGACAACAGCGAAAAAGAGAACGGCATGAGCAAGGCAATGGCAACGCTCCAAGCTAAAATCGGCGCAACAGCCGATGGTGAGTTTGGGCCAAATACAGCGCGAGCAATCGCAAAGCACTTTAACTTGTCTCCGGCGCGTGGCGCTCACTTGATGGGGCAGGCGTCACACGAAAGTGGTGGCTTCAAGCGCACCCGCGAGAGCCTGTATTACAGCACGCCAGAACGCATCCAAGCTGTTTGGCCTTCGCGCTTCCCAACCGTTGCAGATGCAGAGCCGTATGCCAAGAACCCGAATGGGCTTGCTGGCAAGGTCTACGCTGGCCGCATGGGCAATGAGAATGAGGCACAAGCCAGCCTGTACATTGGACGGGGATTTCTTCAGCTGACCGGACGGAATAATTATAGGGCGTTTGCGTCTGACATGGGCGTGCCGAAGGTTATGACTGACCCGGACTTGGTTGCCGATCAATATGCCTTTGAGACTGCGCTGTGGTTCTTCAACAAGAATGGATTGTTTGCCATTGCCGACGAAGGCGTGACGGATGACGCTATCAAGCGCATCACGCGCAAGGTGAACGGCGGCTATCACGGGCTGGATGATCGAAGCAACCAGAGCAAGAAAATCCACACTTGGCTCATGGCTTAGTTTAGCTAAGTTGGCCAAGTTAGCTAAGTGGCGAAGCAAGATCAAAAAGCCAGCGCGGCGGTGGGTAGGGCCGGAGAGCATTTGGCCCTCGCCTACTTATCGTTGGCTGGCTACATCTGCACGCTCTGCCAGATCAAAGATCACGATGCGTATATACAGACGGATACACAGACGCTCACGTTGCAAGTGAAGACGGCCAGCAAGACACACAAGACTACCAACAGTTACGCATTCCACACGCCAAAAAAGAACGTAGGGGTGTCAGACGTGTTTGCGTTTGTATCCATTGATTTAGGCGAAGTGATCTTCCGCCGAGGCGATGAGCTAACATCCGTGACAACATACATTTCGCTAGAAGAATTTATGAACGAAGAGAATTCAATGCAAAAAACATTCGACAGCTTCAAATAACCGCTTGTGACTGGGCGCGGCTTTGATTAGAAAGTCTGAGTGGGTGGCTTTTCATCGCAACTGTTTTTTGGTTTCGACGCTGCTAAATGTGCCAACATTCACGGCCACCCACACGATTTCAAAATATAATTGCGACCAGCATCATCAAGCCAGCGCCGCTGATGAAGCCAAAGATAGCTCCAATCAGGCCCGCTGCGTTTATCATGCGCTCAAGTTCTTTGTCAGTCATCTAAACTCTCCACCATTTGTATTCTCTCGCCAATCCAGCGCATAACCGAAACAGCCATTGAGTTGCCCATCGCCTTGTATCGAGGCCCATCTGGGCAATCTTCTGCTGGCTTATTGCGCCACGGTATCTGCGTGAAGTCGTCAGGGAAGCCTTGCAAGCGTTCACATTCTATTGGTGTTAGGCGACGGACCGCAGGCGATTGAGCCGCAAATAAACTTCCGTTAGTGGCGCTCGCGTTGCCATTCCATTTAGTTGCATAGGCCGCTGTCAGGCAATCCGCAACGGTCGTGAATGCCACCGCAGGCGTCTTGCTCTTATCTAGCGTTGGCGTGACTTCGGTTGACACACTGTCGCCCTGATTGGCGCTGTTCTGTGCGCCGAAGGCTATTGGCAGCAAGTGTGACTGAGCCGCGTCTTGTACGCTGACTGATTGACCAGTTCGCGCGCACAAAGACCCAGTGGTTACTGGCAGCGTTTCTGTCTCTGGATCATAGGCAGCGCCAGTTCTTGTGGTTAAACACTTTGCCACCAGCGCGTCGGTCTCTACTCGCTGGTTTCCTGTGCGACTGAATGGAGCGCCTTGTGTAACTGTGGGGGCAGCTTTTTCCCCCGCTTCTCGGCTCGGCGCAGGATGCCCTGACATGCTTTCGCGCTCAAATAGAACCGCTGCGGCACGTCGCCAGTCTCCAAGGTATCCGACAACGAACACACGTCGGCGGCGCTGGGCCACTCCGAAGTATTGAGCGTCAAGCACTCTGTAGGCGAACCCATACCCGAGCTGGCCCAGCGCCCCGAGGAAGGTTCCAAAATCCCGTCCTCGTTGGCTAGACAAGACGCCGGGGACGTTCTCCCAAACCAGCCACTTGGGCTGATATTGTGCAGCAATGGCAAGATAGGTGAGCATGAGATTTCCCCTTGGGTCATCAAGTCCCTTGCGAAGTCCTGCGACTGAAAAACTTTGGCAGGGGGTTCCTCCGACCAAAAGGTCAATTGATCTGTCAATGGGCCACTCCTTAAATTGCGTCATGTCGCCAAGGTTAGGGACATCTGGGTAATGATGCGCCAGCACGGCGCTTGGGAACTTTTCTATCTCGCTAAACCACTGCGGCTTCCATCCGAGTGGATGCCATGCGGCGGTGGCGGCTTCAACGCCAGAGCAAACTGAGCCGTATTTCATGTGTCACCCTCATCAAAACAGTTATTCAACGGCTGGATAGGTTGCTTGCTAAACACCCAACGCCACTGCCGCTTGGTATAGCCCGGCACTTCAACAAAGTCTCGCACGCGATAAACCTTGTTCGCCTCCCACATTTTCTTTAGATAGCTTGACGTGCGCGGCACACTATCGCCTAGAAGCTCAGCGGCCTCTGCTGCCGTCACACGCTGGTCGTACGGGATCAGAGAAAACAGACGCTTACCCTGCTCAATGCTGTGCTGTTTGCTGGCCTCAGCTGCCTTAATCATAGACGGGGCCATTGTGGTCGGCCTGCGTGGGCCAGATGGTAGAGCCTCACGTTTGCGCTGGCGATACATGAGCGTTTCAAACTCCCATAGGCAGTGGCCGTATGTAATCTCAAAGCGCTCATGCTTATCGGTTACACCCTCTAGCTTGGCCCTCAATCGCTCGGCTGCGTCTTTTGCATCTCGCGCTTTAGCACGTCGAGAAGCGCTTTCTGCTCTTCTAGCCGCTGCTTTAAGTTTGGCCTCATCGCCGTCTTCGCCTCCGTCAACATTATGCTGTTGATCCGCTCTAACCTTTTTATAATAATCTGAGTTTGGTCCGTACTCACGTTTTTTCCTTTCAAGTTTTATGTTTGCTGCCGAACAAATGCGATGTATTGTTGACGGCGATACCCGCAGCAATTCTGCGGTCTCAATCTGAGACATGCCTTGCTGTGCGCAATCAAGAACGTGGCGTGTTAGCGCATCTGGATCGTATTTCATTGGTAGTCCTCCAAGGGGTCTATCTGACCTATGCCGTTGCAAACTTCGCATTCTTCCATGTGGCTTCCAAAGTCGCCGTGCCAAGTTGAGCTTTGGCGGACCCAAACATCGCGCTCAACTTCGCCTTCGCCATCGCACTCAGGGCAGTTTATCCAATCGTCCATAACCTTCCTCCTTATAAATTTTTGCATTTGCCTTCGTTGTCAGTGAACCACACATGGCCATCGTTTATAACCATGTGACCAGCGCCAATAAGCGCGTCTACAGCTTGCTTATATGTTGAGCGTGGATTTGCGGCTGAGGACACCTTGCCGATGAAGTGGTCTTTCAGCGTCTCTTCAGAGATAACCCAATATGTTCTCGGCTCTGGCCACCCAACCCCTCCGGGATTTGGTTGCCCGACGCCCTCACCGCGCAGCTGCGTGAATACCTTGCGGATCAGGACTTGGTTCTTGCCCTTGATGCGTGGCTTGTTGGCCTCTTCAATCTCGCTCTCAGTGGCCTGCACAACAGTACAAGTCGTAACGCTGTCACCATCTTCATCAACGCCAAGCTCAATGACGTTCAACTTAAACTGGAATATAACGCCCGTTTCCATGTCACGCTGTTTCGTGGCCTTTGCCGTGCGCAGGCCAGTGTTCTCATCGTAATCAAGCTCAATCTCTGTGTCGGTCGCGGCGCGTAAGCTCGAATGCCCCCTAGCACCAGCAGCTTTATCCTTGCCGGAGTGGTGAACCACGTCCAAGTGTGCGCTGGTTATCTCGCGCAGCTTATCGCAGTTTCCAATAAACTTTGTCATGTCTTCTGGCGAGTTTTCATTGCCTCCAGCCATTGAGCGGCTGAGCGTGTCAACAAATATGCACTTCACCTGACCGTGTTTCTTCGACACCTCACGGCACAGCTTCTCAAGCACGGCCATGTCAACCTCGCCGTCAAGCAAGTTGACCGGGGCAGGGCGCACAGCCAGCTTCACATTCTTATGCTCTGGGTATTTTTTCTTTAGCGCAACAACGCGATTGTGGAACGCCATGCCCCCCTCTGTTGCGAGGTATAAAACAGAGCCACCAATAACCTTGTGGCCATTCCACTCCTCACCGCAGGCAATGTGCCATGCAAGATCAAGCGCAAAGAATGACTTGCCCACATTTGATGGGCCGTAGATCACAGACATTTGACCCTCGCCAAGCCAGCCCTTCACAAGATAGTTGCGGCTCAGCTGCGGGATGGCCTCGTCCGGCATAAAGATTTGGTCCATGACGCTCTGCACGGTCAATGCTTTCTTCGCCGCTGCCGGGCCTTGGTTTACCCACAC